TTTATCTGATTATAATATTACTACCAAATCCCATTGCTTTGTACCAATCAGATAGTTCTTTTTTCATGCCAGCATTAAGGCTGAATGACTTTGTCTTGTTGTATCTCTCAACTTGCTCTAATAGTTCATTACTTACTTTCATAGATCAGTATTAAGTCAGACAATAGATAGGTGATGAATGCCAAGCCAACCAGATGAAAGTCAATAATCGAGGATGCAATAACAGCAACCCAAAAAGACAAACAAGACCAACAGTTATTCACTTTATAGGTATTAAGCAATGATTTACGCACCTATTCCAATTTATGGACGTTTCTCATTGGTTAAGCTAACAATGGAACGACTAATCAAGCAAGGTATTACTCCGATAGGAATCGGCAACGAACCACAAGCAAAACAAATCTGTATTGAATTAGGGGTTGAATACATTGAACACGCTAACAGTCCATTAGGTTCTAAATGGAATGTAGGATTTAAAGCGTGCAATAAACTTGATTGTGAAAGCGTTTTATTCGTTGGTTCGAGTGATTGGATTTCAGATTCTTATTTGAAGCTATGTAAAAAGCATTTAAACAAATACGATATTATAGGAGTTGCAGGGTGTCATTTTGTTGATGTTGCAGAAAGTAAACGTTTGGTATTTTGGCAAGGTTATCCACAAGGTAGCCGTCACAACGAACCAATCGGAATCGGTCGAGTTTTATCACTTGACTTTTTAAAGCGAGTTAACTTTATGCCGTTCGATAATCACTTAAACGCTGGCTTAGATTGGTCAATGTATCTGAAAGCTGAAAATGTAGGATTGTTACCAAACACGAAAGCGATTCAATGCCTTTCGATTTCAACAAATAAATGGGGAAATAAACACAAGTTTGAGGATCATTGGAACGGTGTTTTAAAATCAGACAAATGTGATTTAAAACCACTGAGTAACTTTAAAGAATTAGACCTAATATGATACAAGCGCACATTTCACAATCACTTGAAGGACTTGAAGAAGGATTGATTTATAAATATGGTTTAATGCCGTATGAGAATTGGCAAGATGAAGCTATATTTTTTGGAATGTATCGCGACCACGACTTTAACCGTTTTGTATGGCATCCACCGAGTAATTGTAAGATAGTTTGGTTTGGTTCTGACGCTTTGCATTTGCCGTTTGAATGGATTAATTATGTAAAACAAACTACTAACATTGCAGTAAGTAAGAAAGTTCAAGAAACACTAAAAGCAAAAGGTATTGATTCAATTTACTATCCTATCAATGCAGTTATTCCAAGTCAATTTACTAACATTCCGAATGGTGATAGTTTATTTTGGTACTATGGAAATGCGCCTGAGTTTTACGGATTGAAGTTGATTGCTGAGATTGAAAAAAGAATTGGTATTCCGATTTTAAAAGTTGGTTATGGTAATTTATCAAAGCAAACAATGGTAGAGTTCTACAAAAAATGCTTTTTAAACCTACGCTTAACACCTCACGATGGTTGCCCAAACACAAACATTGAAATGGGTTTAATGGGTCGCAAGTCAATCTATAACAATGACTTACCTTGTTCTATAAAATGGGATTCAATAGATAGTATTTGCAACACAATTGAAACTGAATACCAAAATAGAAAGAACGACAATACAAATATTTCACAAGAATTTATTAATTTTACACAATATGAAAGAATGCCCAAGATGTTTATTTGATGGGTCGATTGCTGAAATCGGAGATACTCAATGTGAATACTGCGATTTGCACGACCAATTAGAAGCGCAAGCAAACCCAAGCGATTTGATGCCGTTACTTGACAAAGTACGAAACAATAAAAAGTACGATTGTATTATGGGAATTAGCGGAGGTGTTGATAGTTCGTTATTGCTTTACCTTGCTGTTAAGAAATGGAATTTAAAACCCCTTGTAATCCACTTCGATAATCATTACAACGTGCCACAAGCTACGCATAACATGAGCCAACTAATTAAGTTGCTCAACGTTGATGCAATTACTTACAACGTGAACAAGTTGGAATATGACACGTTAAACGATGCTTTTATTCAAGCTGGTTTACCTGATGCGGACATTCCAAACGATATTGCAATGACTAAGTTAATGTACGATACCGCTTACAAATACGGTATCAAATACATTCTAAACGGGCACGATTTCAGAACGGAAGGAAGCACTCCAAAAGGTTGGACTTATATGGATGCAAAGTATATTCGTTCGGTTTATAAGTGGCACACAAATAAGGAATTGACAAACTATCCTTTATTCACTTTCAAAAACCAATTGTTCTACGCTTTAATTGGAATTAAGAACATTCGACCGTTCCACTATATCAAAGAACGTGAAGCACTAGAAGCTGAAATGAAAGCGTTTATTTCGTGGCAAAATTACGGTGGTAAGCATTGCGAGAATGTTTATACTGAATTTGTCGGAGGTCACTTACTACCAACTAAATTTGGAATAGATAAAAGAATTGTGTATCTTTCGGCACAAGTTAGAAGTGAAAAGCTAACTAAAAATCAAGCTAAGAAAATATTTGAAGTAGCGCACCATTGGGATAAGCAAAAATTAGATATTGAAATCCCTAAGACTAAAATGGAACGTAATGAATTTGAAAGATACGATTTCAAGAAATACAGATTGTTAATGTGGGTATTGGCTAAAATGAAAGTAGTACCTTATACGTTTTATATTAAATATTGTAAATAACATGGAAAATCAAAAACAAGACGGATTAGACGGTGTAATGTCGGCTATCGTTGTAATCGTGGCAATTATTGGAATGATAATTACTTTTGCTGTATTGTAATGGCTAAACACAAGTATATCGAAACTCCTGAGCGACTTTTAGAGTTGTTTGAAGCGTATGTAAAGCACGAACAAGAAAACCCTCTAATTAAGCGTGATTATGTGGGTAAAGATGGAATGGCTGTAGATACTCCTTTGGCTACTCCAATAACGTTTGAGGGATTTGAATTATACTTATTTCAACAAGGAATTATTAATGACTTAGGGGATTATTCTAAGAATGATAATAATAGATATGCAGATTATGCCCCTATCATTACGCATATACGCAAATTTTGCTACGTCAACAACTTCAAAGGGGCATCTGTAAATTTATTCAATGCTAACTTAATTGCTAAGAAATTAGGCATATCAGAGAAAATAGAAACTAAGCAAGTTGATAAATTCGATTTCGATGTATAATGTCAACAATCAAAGGTTATAAACCACACGCTACTCAACGATTAATACATAACTCTATTAACAATGAGCCGTTTAAGTATTACGTCTTAAATATTGGTAGGCAGTTTGGTAAGTCAATGCTTGGTATTAACCAAATGCTGTACTGGTCAATTAACCACAAAGGGTGCAATATAGCGTGGGTTACCCCCGTTTATAAGCAATCAAAGAAAGTGTTTAGTGACTTTGAGAAGTACACACAAAACAGCGGAATATTTAGCTACAATAAATCTGAATTACTTATACAAGGATTAGGAAGTACAATTCAATTCTTTAGTGGGGAACGCCCTGACAACATTCGTGGTAATACGTTTGACTTTCTTATAGTTGATGAGATGGCGTTTACAAGGCGTGAACTTTGGGACGAGGTACTTAGTGCAACTGTATTAGTGAAAGGTAAAAAGGTGCTATTTATATCAACTCCAAAAGGTAAGAATCACTTTCATAGCTTATTTATGCAATGCAACTATGACGACCGTTATAAGTCGTTTAGTTTTACTTCGTATGATAATCCAATGATTGACCCACGAGAGATTGACGAACGCAAACGGTCACTTCCTGACCACGTATTTAGGCAAGAATACTTAGCAGAATTTATTGACGGTGGTACGGGTATATTTAGAAACGTTAGGGAGTGTATTGGTATTGGTGTAAGTGGTAAAAACTACGGAGGTTTAGATATAGGACGAGCAGATGACTATACGGTTTTAACAGTTATCAACGAACGCAAAGAAATGGTATTTTGTGAACGTTGGAGGCAAACAGAATGGAGTACGATAATTGACAAGGTAGCAGAAAAGATTGTTAAATACAATTGCATGACAGCAGTCGAAGTAAACAACCAAGGCGATGTATTCTATGAACTATTGGAAAAGAAATGTAGAAACTTAGTTTACCCACACGTCACAAGTTCAGCAAGTAAACCGATAATGATTGAAGATTTGGCGGTGGCGTTTGAGAATAAGGAAATCAAAGTTTTAAACATAGATTGGTTGATTGACGAATTAGAGAACTTCACTTACATCTATAATCCAAACACTCGAAAGGTGCAATATTCAGCACCACAAGGAATGCACGACGATAGTGTAATTTCACTATCTTTGGCAAACCAATCGCATAAGACGAAACGCACAAAAGGACAATACTACATTGCAAGAATATGAGAATAGACCAACTAGCCAAATGGCAGAACTTAGTAACAGTAGATGTAAAACTTGAGGAGTTATTAGATAACTTAGAATTTAGAGCTAAGGTTGTTTCTATATTCCGTGACGAAATGTTATCTAAGGTTCGTAAGTCACACGTTGAAGATGTACTTAGGATTTCAAACTATTAC